TAAAGAAAGTCTCCCATCCTTTTGCACGTGGGAAGCAATCATCGTCAAATAAAAATACGTAGTCGCAATCCTTTAAAGCCTCAAGGCATTGATTCTTATTCCATGCAACGCCTTTCTTTTTCTCGTCAATCATTACGACTAACTTGTGATCCGATTGCGTGTGCTTTTTAATCTCATCCACGCACGTTTGTACGTGTTCAGGACGTGTGCATCCTGTTACCCCTATCCCGATCTTCATAATGTGTTAAGTAGTGTGTGTACCGCTGCATCCGCGCGGTTGTGGTTAAAGTGTTCAAACATTGTCTCTTGAAGATTCCATGCTAACTTATGACGTAATTCTTTGTTCAAAGTCAGTTCACGGATTCCGCGATACCATCCCTGATCTTCGTTAGTAGCTATGCAGTTGACGTTGTGTTCTAAATATGGTGCATACGGCATTACATCAGATACAATCGCAGCGCACCCGGTAAAACCTGCCTCGATCAACTTCAACTCCGATTTGCAGGAATTAAATACACCGTGCTGCATAGGAATTAAAGCCACATCAACCTCTTCGTACATCTTACCGTAGTTAATAGCATCCATAGCCCACACGCGTTTGTACCATTGCTGATTCGCAACATGGTTGCCTTGCTCGATAAACTTCTTAAGATAGTCCCGATACCACTCCGATACGTTCGTGTAATTGTTGGTGAAGTTGCGCTCCTGCTCAGCATAGCTACCGTGCGCGTTAAAGGTTTGTATTAACTGCCATTTGCCCTTCAACTCCTGATCCTTAAACGAACGCTGAATGCCTTTGTGCATTAACGCTGCATCACGTTCACGGAATGTACCTGCGATAAAACCGAAGCGAGTAAATCGTGATGGCTGTTTCTTTGTGGTAAAGCGTGTTATTTCAGGTGCTATTGTGTTTGGTACAATTGTAGGAAGTACGCCAAATTGCTTAACATAGTAAGCAGATAACATCGGTGTCGAAACGGTAACGGCGTCCACAATTTTAACAACCTCATTTAGTTGATGCTTCCAACTTACCACCTCGTCCAATTGACGCTGTAACATTTGCGCCTCGTTATCTAACTTCAACGACTTAGCGTGTTGAATGTTTGCCTCTAATCGCTTCGGGTGCAGACGATGCCACGTAGGAATGTCCCAATGATCGTCAAGATCGAGAATAATCTTTTTTCCTTGATCCTTAATATATCGAAATAACTCAACAGGATAAGCGCGATTAATTACGTACACGTCTGCGTCCAACTTAGCACCGATTAGATCGTGTTTAAGGTTAATTGTAACGCCATCTACTTTACTGTATGGCATATACAGACGATACAAGTCCATCCCGTTTCTGATGGGATGATCCGGTGTGCCTGTCATTACTAATGAGATACGCATTGGTTTTGGTTTTGATTAAATTCTTTGACCATTCGTTTAACGTACACGCAAACGCTGCTATAATGTATTCCGGTAACTATTTGAAAGTCGCGATAGCTTCTTCGCTTAATAGGTGTGTAATTAATGTATTCACGTGTTACAATAGCCTCCATTGTAATGTCGGTACGTTCACGCGCTGCATAATCTAAGAATGCTTTGAATTGATCCATTTCGATAACGGGCAACTGATCAGAATCCTCTTCATCCGCTATAACATCCACCTCATCCATTGTCAACTTAAATTCATTCAAGCCGCACTCTTTGAAGTAAACACTACGCGTATTACCTGCTAAATTCCGCAAAGTAATAAATGCGTAGTGCTTTAATCGTCCTGATGAATGTAACTGCAATAAACTTTCCTCAGGTAACTTGCAAACTGCCTCAATAACATAGTGCCAAAGATCTTCTCGCGTTTCCGCGCTAATCGCATACTTTCGCAAAGCACGTTTAAGTTCTTTGTGAGTATACAATTCTGCGATTATCTGATCTCGATTCACGCTGTCAAACTTACGTTATTAATAAACGTGTTTACTCGGTACTTATTTACTTTTAGTTGACATATTCAAGTGCTAAGGCTTCGCGCTCTATGTTTCTGAATTGTTCGATGTAAATGTTCATCATGCTAACGTTATTCTTGTCTCCGATGTCGCTGAAGAAATTGCGAAGGTTGATTAACTTTTGCAGGTCGTAACCCATGATCGTTAAATTCAACACGGGAACGTTGCCAGTCAATAACAACATTAACTTAGGCGATAAAGATTTCATAAGGTTGATGTAGGCATCATGATAGTTCTTATCAGCCCTTGGATTGTCTTTCAACAAATGCCTTTTATTAGCGTGAATTACCGTAGCATGGTCGCGGTTGAATGTAGCTGCTATCATTGGTGTACTTAGCGTAGTGTATTCACGCATTAAGTTCATACAAAGGTGTCGGACAAGCGTTAAATATCCGAGTCTTGACGCACTTGCTAACTGTAAGTAGTTTAGGTCAAATACTTCCTGAACTGAATTAAAAAGTTCGTGTTTGAATTTTTCTGCTGGAATTTTCATTGGTTTTGGTTTTTGGTTTTTAGTTAAAATGGATTCTCGTCGTGATATTTTTTTATCGCATCCGTGTTAAAGTTATACATTGGTTGTAATTGTGGTTGACTTACTTCATCCGTAAACAAGGTACACGAAGATATGAAGTTTGTTGTAATAGTGCCTACCGCTCCGTTACGATGCTTAGCAATTATTACCTCCGCTTTGCCTTGTGTAGAATTACCGCCTTCATCCTGCATAATTCCGTAGTATTCTGGACGGTGAATAAACATAACAACGTCCGCGTCCTGCTCGATTGCTCCTGATTCGCGTAAGTCAGATAGCTGTGGGATCTTATCCCCCCTACCCTCAACGGCACGACTCAACTGCGATAAGGCGATCACCGGTACATTGCAATCCTTAGCAACTTTCTTTAACTCACGGCTAATCTCGGATATTACCGCCTCACGGTTACGATTCTTTGCACTCGGTACATTGACCAATTGTAGGTAGTCAACAAATATAATCTTTGCACCTCGCTCTACTTCCTTTAATGCCTTTGATCGTAATTCTTGCCAATCTATACCTGCCTTGTCCTCGATAAATAACTGCATCCGCTCAACCTTACCGCGTGCTTTCTCCACCTCCAACAATTCGACCTTCGACAGCATACCGTTCTTATATCGCTCCGCGTCTACCTGCGCGTGTTGCATTATTAGTCGTTGCGTTAATTGCAATGATGACATTTCAAGCGAAAAGAACACGGATGGCACGTTACAATTTTTGGCAAAGGTTAACACTAACGCAGTCTTACCCATTGCAGGTCGCGCCGCTAAAATAACAAGGTCGCTATTTTGAAATCCTCCCAAGATTCGATCCAATCCTGATAGCCCGGTACGAACTCCAGTCGGTAACCCTTTAGCGTAATTTTCAGCTTTCAGGTTGTAATTCTCACGCTCTGCATTAACCACCTCAGCGACATGAACGATCTGCTTACCTTTTGTCGTTTCTTGAAGCATAAAGTCATACAACTCCTTAACCTGATCGCGTAAGTCGAACACGTCACTGCTTTCGTTCTGAGACTTGGTAAACAACTTTTCGGATTTATGCAGTATCTCGCGCTTAATCTTATATTCCAACAACAATCTGCAATGTCCTTCAAGGTGTAGCGAAGATGCCACACGCAACGCATAATCGCTTAAGGCAGCCATCCCACCTATTACTGGTAATTCATTACTCGACTTTAATTCCTGCGTAACGGTTACAAGGTCAACCGCCTCATGCCTACGGAACAACCTTTCAATAGCTGCAAATACACGTGCGTTCTTGCTGTCATAGAAGCAACGCTCGTCGATTATGTCTAAGGCTTGTTTGGTTGCGTTAACGTCGATAAGCAACGTGCCAATGACAATACGCTCTAATTCATTTGCTGATATGGTTTTATTCTGCTCCATTTGGTTTGGTTTTGGTTTGCTAATATAATGATTTGCGGGATGTGCGAATGCAGTTGCGTGTATTTACAAGTTATAGGCAACCCTAAAAGAGCCTCTGCTGTGAAATTGCCTCATTAAATCTTTTATCCATTGTTTGACAATAATTTTCATCAATTTCAAAGCCGACAAACTCAAAGCCGTTTCTGTAACAAGCTATACGACTTGAACCACTACCCAAATGAGTATCTAATATTTTTGCACCAGCTTCAAGTTCAGCAAACTTTAAGCAAAATTCATATAGTGATACAGGCTTTTGGGTTGGGTGTATTTTATTTGTTTCAGCAGTTACAACGTGTTTACTATAAATCTTTGCAGGTTTTTGAATACTCGACCAAGCAAATTCACACATTGCACTACTAAAATCGTAAGGCTGTTTTTTATCCCATATTAAAAAGCCTTGTGATTTCGGCAAATCAAAGTAGTTGCCACCCCAAATTATTTGATTTTTTGACACCCTAAAAAGTTCTGTAAAGTATTGCATTTCAGGTATGCTCATATCCCAGTTTTTCTTTTCTTGCTTTTGCCTAAAAGGGTTGCTTGATAAGCCTATTCCGTATGGCGGGTCTACCAAAGCCAAATCAAAGTATTTATCAGGGTAGTGTTTCATACCCTCTACACAATCCATATTATAAACAACCGAAGAAGGGCTGCCTATAACATTGCATTGGCAAAATGGGGGCTGATGTAATTCTATTAAGCTATTGTTCATAATTCAACTTTTGTTTTTTAATTTGGCTGTGGTGCTAAAATGCCCCCACTTCGCCAATGCTTCAACGTTATAAGCAAGGCTACATTAGTAGTTCTAATATAAATCCTCACTATATAAATTATCGCCTCTAATTTGTGAATGGTCAATAACTTGGTCATTATCTAAAGCAATTATCAACCCCTCTTTTCGGTCAACAAATCTGCCTTTACTTGTCAAAAATCCTTGATGATGTGGATTTCTACTAACCAACTTTGATTGCCATAAAATATTGGCGTGTCTTAATCCACAATAAATTAATGGTTGGTCTGCCATATCTTTATCTTCGGGGTTGTGAATTGCTGCACAAATTATTCTTTCTTTCATTTTATCGTTCTATTTAAGTTTTTACTAATTAAGCCGCCCAGCTTATAACAGCACATTGGCGGCATTAAAACGACCGCCAATCTGCAAAACGTTATGTCAAATTATCCATCAACTTTTCATAAACGAAATCTCTGTCTTCGTTTATTTCCTCTATTTGCAAATCGGTCATCTCTACACCGTCATAATCAGCACTTACAATATAAGCGTCTGAATAGTCAGGGTAGTCCGAATGATCTATTCCATCAAATTCGATGTTAGTGATTTTAGCGTAATCCATTTCCTGTTTCATGTTGGTTTTTTTAGTTAGTCTAATTTTCTATATGCCGGTGCTTTGACAACCGTCTTTTCTGATCGCTTTCTTTTAGCAAAGTTGTTGTAATGAAATCGCGCGTCCTTTGGAGTCTTGGTTAGTTCGCCTTTCTCTTTCAGCCATTCAATAAAAGCGTTAACCGTTACCTCGAATTGTTCGTCCGTGTACTTGCCGTTGCGTTGCTGAATGTCTCTCCATGATGTTTTTTGCATCAGTATCGGTTTAAGTTGATCAACTTCGACGTGTTGGTTGTCAAGTGATGGTTTGTAGTTAGGTCTTTCCCCCACACCCCCTATCTTATTATTTAATAATTCAATACCAATTTCATTTTCATTTTCCATATGATTATCATATGATTCACATATGTTATTGATATCATCTGTCTTTTTTGGTTTACGATTATTACGTCTTGATTCGCTGTAAGCCTTACGTTTAATAATACTTTCACGTACCCATTCGATATAAAAACCTTCATTTGTTTCCACCATTACTGACTTTAATTCCTCGATTTCATCAGTAGATAATTTTTTTGTGAAAAATTTTAGTCGATCGTGTGAAATACATATGTTTCTCATATGTTCACACATGATGCGGTCATATGCCACCTGTACTGATTCGCTTAAACATTGAGTATCACGTAGGTAATCACCGGGATAAAATAAAAATGCTGGATCTTTAGCCATTGTAAAATAAATATGCCCATCAACATACTCACAGGGTCTCACGTCTGCTTTCTGCCAATGGGCATTTAAGTTGTTAGTTGCTAATAAGGTGAGACCGCAACGATGAACAAATATACTACTTTTTACTTTTCTGCATACCTTTGAGCAATTTTTTTGCGTCGGACTTATTAACAAGCGTGTAGGTAGTGAACCTGCCACTTGTTCCGTATCGCGTCTTAAACACGGATGGCTCTTTTTTGAACTTTAACCCCATTTCCTCGAACTCTGCTACACGTGATGGTAGTTTCATACTTCCCGTTAATTTGAACGCTGTAATGGTCGTTAAATTGCGTTCCTGAATAAATGCAGTGATCAATGCTTGTCTTTGAGTCTTCATTGTTAGTTGTTTTTAAGTTAAAATAATGTTGGGTTAATTTTCTCTAATGCTGTTTTGTTAAATCCAAGTTCCAAAATGTTTTGCTTTGCAACTCGAGTATCTTCAAGCCACTTATTCGCTTTCATCCAAAATTGCTTCTTAATTTCAAAGCCATACGCTTTTCTGTTCAGATTTTCAGCTGCTATCAAAGTAGATCCACTTCCAGCGCAAGGATCAATAACAACATCACCTTCGTCAGTAAATATCTCGATTAATCGCTCCAACAACTTAACAGGCTTTTGCGTCGGGTGTATCTTTTCGCTATCAGAATCTTTTTCCCAATCAATACAGTTAAAGATCATTTTACCGTTGTTTCTGAACTTCGGTAACTTATCTCGGTATAGTATCAATCCGTATTCACAGTTGCCGACAATCTTCATATTTGCCTTTAATACTTGAGCCGAAAAGTTCTTACGAAAAATAAGGTTAATGTAATTATTTAGCCCGTATCTTTTCGCTAATTCGATAAGGTACATTTGCTGATCAAACGCGCAAAATATAATCATACAAGGTGCATCGTTTTTTTCTTTTGGTTCTTTTTTTAGCATTGTCGAGCAAAAGTGCATAAACTCTGCAGGTCTAAAATCTTCATCCGTATCAAAAAAAGACTTACCTGCTAATTCACTTTCGCCATTGCTATTGTCTCCATCTTTGTACCAAGCAGGATTTGATGCATAGGCATTGTTACCTAAGTTATACGGAATATCTGCAATAATTAACTGCGCCTTTGGAATTGCGTAGCTTTTATAGTTTTGAAAGTGATCTCTGTATATCATTAGTTTTGGTTTTTAAATGTACTTACTAAGTAATTACGTTGTTCTACGGCTTTTAATATGGCAGCCTTGCCAGTCTCGATGTCCTCTTCGGGTATTTCAAAGAATAATAGGAATAACCCACAATCTTCGTTAATGCGATCATCGAATGAAACGAACAGTCCATGCCGCGCATCGTGAACTATTGCACCTGCAACAATCTGCCAGTAGTAATCTTTGTTAACCGCTTTAAGATCATCGGATGATTCAATAAGGCAACAATACTCGATGTGCGTTTTTGTTTTAGGGCATTTAACCTCGACAATTACTTTGTGTCCGTCATCGGTCATACCTACACGATCACACGTAGCACCGAATGCATCGCACTCATCCCACGTTTTGAAGTACGACTCCGCTTCCATCTTCAACCCGGTATTCCGCTCTGCCCATTTAATAGCTAACGGTTCTAATTCCAATCCGCGCTGCATTTCTTCGCTCATGTACGTGTTGTCCGCTGACTGACCTGTAAGGATTTCACCGACCTTCTCCAACACAATCGGATGATATTTACCGCGTGGCTTGGTCAACAGTTCCGATAGTCGGGAGGCTGTAAACCTCCCAACACGTTGCTCATACCATTCCGGCGTGTAACTTTCGATTAGATTACTCATGCCATTTAGATTTAGTAGGTTCGGAATAAGGCTTGGACTGCACGTCGATCACTTCTTCGTAAGTATGGATGCCCATGCTAATTTCAGGTGCAAACTGACGTACAAAGAATGCCGCTGCCCGGTATCTGAGCATTAACTGTGGCATTGTCTTCCACTTACTACCTGACTTCTCGCTCCACCCTTCAGCCTTAGCCATTGCCATGCTCACCCAGATGCCATATTTCAATTCACCGGTACGCTTATCTTCGGAATAGGCTCGGCATGATCCACCGTTGTCCGTGTTCTCTTCGTAACCGATAGCACCCCAGTTTGGTGAAGCGTTAAGCGTTGCGATTAGGAAATTACTACTCCATGCAGGTTTGCCGTGTACAATGTACAGGTTTTGCATAACCATTAACGGAGACGCTCCAATACGTGACGCGGTTTCAATTGCGATGATGCAGTCAGCGATGTTGCCATGATACGTCTTAGGAACTAACTGCGATGCGGATAATACCTTCGCTTGACGTTGTGCAAGTTCAAACGATTCTGCATTGCTGAACACGGACACGTTAGGTAGGTTAACCTGTCGCGGTTGTAGTTGTGCGACTTCCGTAGGTTGATCTTGTTCTACCGGCACTACTTCGGTCGTAGGCTGCTCGGTTTGTTCGTGTGTTGCGGACTCTTCAAAGAATCCATCGGGATATTCAACCCCATCTTCTTTTTTGGTTTTCATGTTATTTGGTTTTTTGGTTTCTACAAAGATACAAAATTGTTACTCAATCCCATACAATTTTCGCAAAATAATTCTTTCGCCATCTTTCCAGTTGTGCTTTGTGAATCGTTCGTACAATGTTTTACGGCTAATGTTTAGGTTACGTGCAATGGCTGTGGATGATACGCCAAGTGCTTTTTGTCGTTGTGTTACTCGTGATGAATAGGTCATAGTTTATAATTTTTCTATTTCTTTTTTAACTTGTTGCCAATAATATGTATCAATCCTATACAAACCTTGTTCTTGTGAATGATGATTTAATATTTCATCAACTGCTATTAATGCACATTGTTTAGCAAAATGAGCATAATTAGCTTTTCGCCATCCATCCATGTATGGCTTAAATTTATTAACCAACTCTATAGCTTTTTCTTTTGGTGTCATGGTTTAATTTATTATTAGGTCAATAATTACGCTGATCGCAAGTAATAACAGCGTTGCTATTATTAATGTACGCCAAGTCATATGTGTAGGTATGCCGTTAATGAGAATCGTCCAAGAATAGCCTTGAACGTATCCAAGTCAATTTCCACGACATCGCGGTCGGTATAGTCCGCAGCCGTGATCATTAAGTTGTTGCCTTCTTTGGTTAATTCAGCGTGAGTGAATAACCGGATGCTGATGTGCGTTAATCCGTCCGTTTCGATGTACGTGCCGCGTCCGACTTCGTTGACGCAGAATAGGTCTTGTAGTGGTGTTTTGTAGTACTTCATAATATTTGGTTTTAATTGGTTTCGATTAGTTTATTGATTAACAATTCGCGCATTTCTGCAACTGTCTCGCTAATTGCTTCGTCGTACTTGTCAAGGTCAACAATGTCCATAGCGCATGGTGCTGTCCATCTATCGCCTTCGTCAATGTGCTGATGCGCTGACCCTTCCGTATCGCGGATGATTTCAATTTCGTGCCTATCCCCGTCGATACTTACGTATAGGTAAATGCTGATTAATCTACTCACCTTTCACCTCCTTTCTTAGCCACAACCCTCGACAAGCACCGATTATTGCGCTGTCTTTTAAGTTGCGATGTTCAGGCATTGTAGCGCGTTTGTGATTCCAACGCTCGATGCAATCCATACACCGGATGTAACTGCTATCCGCTGTTTTGCATTCGACCTCTTGGCGGTGTAACAATGTTTTTTCCTCATGGTCGGTCATTGCTCGTTCGTACATCCAAACAAATAGCACGATGAATAATAGACCGAATGCTGCTGCTTTGATTTCCTGTTTCATTTTGGTTTTGGTTTTAAGTTAATGCAGTGTAGGATGCTGCGCCCCGTGTGGTTAGTTGATGTAAATTCCTGCTTGAGCAAGTAAATGATGTGCTTCACTTATCTGCTTTTTTAACCAAGCTACTTTTGCAGTATCATTATTAATTTCTGCGTTTAGTAATTGGTTCTCGTAACCTTTAATGATGTTGGTAATTAGCTGTGCATTCATGGCTTATAGTTTTAGTTTGATGAAGCAAAGATAGTGACACTTTTGTAACCTGCAAGCGTTACCAAAACCACTAAGCAATTATTTTTGTTAAATTTCCGTAACTGCTTGATAATCAATACAATTATTTTTAGTCAATAACCTAAGAAAGTACGCAATTCCGCGTAAATTTGGGCATGAGCATCAACAGACAAGCAGCCAAACGCGATCAAAACGAACGGGAAATAATAGAGGAATTCAGATCATTCGGTGCGTCCGTGCATCAGCTATCCGGTAAAGGTGTACCTGACCTAATTGTAGGTTATCGCGGCATTACAGCACTTGTTGAGGTGAAGATGCCAAAGGGTAAATTAACAGATGATCAAAAAGAATTCTTTGATAACTGGAATGGCGGTCTTTTGTTTATAGTGCGTACGGTTGCAGATGCTACCAATGTACTTCGCAAGATCAGCGAATTCGCGGAACTATAAGCCCAGTTGCAAACCCTACTCCAAATCCTGCGATAAATCGTCGTGTGCGCTGTTTTTTTAGCAAGTCAATAGAACTATCTTGTTTGCTAACTAATTGCTTGTAATCGAAGATTTGCGCCCTAAAAACGCTATCCTGCTCACGGTAACGATCGGCAAGGCTATCACAGGCAACGGCTAATGTGTCGCATATCTGCAACTTTAACACCGTGTCGATCTTTGTATAGTATTCGCGTGTTAACTCTTTAATTCGGCTTGTTTGCCTGATGACAGTATCACGATGCACAATCAACGTGTCGCGCTTATTGATTGCATTACGTAAACTTTCGATCTGTTGCTTCAATGGTTTCATGTCAACGCTCGGCTGCTTTTCACACGTGCGAATAAACCACACGCAAAGCACAACCAACACACCTACGAAATAAATGTCAAAACGTTTCATTTGTGGATGTTTGTTTCATCAACACCGATAGAGCGCAAGTATGTCGGAACGTCAAAGCACGGACAAGCCTTCGGTGCGAACTGATTATGCCCTGCAACCTTAATGCTCGGATGCGCTGCGATCGTTTGACGTACAAAGTTATCCATCGCTATCCGTTGCGCCTGTGTGCGCGTGTCCTTTGCACGTCCATTCTTATCAGTACCCCCAACGTAAACAATATGACGGCTAATTGAATTAATACCTGCAGCACCGTTAGTTACCTCCCATTTCTCCACATCGTCATCCTCATCGAATGGTGTCAATATCTCGACTTTACCGTCAAGGTGAATCATTGCCGAATATCCTACCTGCTTCCATCCTCTGCCATATGGCGGTGCTGATGTGTGCCACGATCTTATCTGATCAGCTGTTACAGCACGACCTTCAGGCGTTGCGGTGCAATGCAGCACCAAGTACGTTAACTTACCCATTGGAATTATTTTGAATGAATTGGAAAAAGAAATAAGGCTCAATTAACTGAGTAAACTTACTTTCAGTCATCGCACAAATATACTCATACCCGGAAGCTAAGATAACACGTGTACAACTTTCTCCATTAACCTTGTCAGCGTGAAAGTGCAACACATAGTCCGCTTCGTA